ATTGGATGTACTACACGATCTATCGGCACTAGAATTTCAAGATATATAAAAGAAGTAAGGTTTCTCAGTGGTAAGCGAGAAAGTCATCCTGGAGGCCATAAACATAGATTACACTATAAAAAAGACAACCTTTCCAACATGCATATGATTTTTACGGAAGATCATTCAAGTCTTTTGAATTTAGAAAAATATGAGAAAGAGTTGATTAGGAGACGCAGACCTTTATTTAATGAGGAGAAATAATGGATACAGAAATTACTGTTGAAGAACTAAGAAAAAGAAAAATCTTTGTCGCTACTCCAATGTATGGCGCGATGTGTACGGGGCAATATGCAAAGTCTAGTATCGATCTAGGTATGCTTGCAAGCAAATATGGAGTGGAAGTTAGCTTCTACTATCTTTTCAATGAATCGTTGATTACTCGTGCAAGAAACTATCTAGCCGACGAATTTCTTAGGTCTGGATGTACACACTTAATGTTTATTGATGCCGATATTGGATTTGATCCAAATGATGTATTGGCACTAGCAGCTCTTGCCGATCCAAACTCAGATAAAGATATTCTTTGTGGACCATATCCTAAAAAGACTATCGCATGGGAAAAGGTCAAAGATGCTGTAGATAAAGGGTTTGCCGACCAGGATCCTAATGTGCTTGAAAACTTTGTGGGTGACTTCGTTTTCAACTTCGCTCCAGAAACTTCAAATAGTTCAGAAGGAGTCAGGATCGACAAACCAGCAGAAATTCTTGAAGGCGGCACGGGTTTCATGATGATCCAACGCCGTGTTTTAGAAAAGTTCATTAAAGAATATCCAGAACTGCAATTTAGACCTGATCATGTGAGAAGTAAAAATTTTGATGGTTCAAGAGAAATTACAGCATTCTTCGATACCGTAATTGATCCTGGGACTCGCCGATACCTTTCAGAAGACTATATGTTTTCTCAATATGCGAGAAAAATTGGCTTCAAGATTTGGCTATGCCCATGGATGCGAATGAGTCATCTCGGCGCATACAATTTCTCTGGTTCACTTGCACATCTTGCACAAGTAGGAGCTAATCCAACCGCAGACCCATCAAAAATCAAAGTAAGATAACAGTTGACAAAGCTGTTATCTCATTATATAATCTAACATTATTATAAACCTTTGAGGAGATTGAAATACTATGAAACTAAGTAACCGTACGGTCGAAATTCTAAAGAACTATTCCGATATCAATATGTCTCTTTACATTGAGCACGGAAATATTCTTAGAACCGTCAGCCCGTCTAAGACCATTCTAGCTTCAGCTACAGTCGAAGAAGAATTTGATAATGGTTTTGGAATTTATGACCTAAAAGAATTCCTAGGCGCGCTATCTCTTATTGAAAATCCCGAGGTAAGTCTAGGAGATTGTTCACTGACTATCTCCAGTGCTTCTTCAAGTCTTCAGTATCAATATGCCGCTAAGGAGTTGATTGTTACACCTCCGGCGAAGGACCTTCCTATTCCTGATAGTAATGTAAGTTTTCCTCTTCGAAGGGAGGCATTGAAGAAGGTAATGAATGCTGCAAGGACACTTTCTCTACCTAATGTGGTGGTCAAGGCTGGTGATGGTAAGATTTCATTACAAGCTTCGGATGTGAAGAATACACTTGGCAATGTCTATAATGAGATTGTAAGTGAAGAGTATGACGGACCAGAAATTGAAAGCGTCTTTAGTGTTGACAATATGCGTTTGATGATGTTAAACTTTGAGGTCACAATCGGTGATCGCTATGGTTCTTTTGTATCCGAAGAGAGTAGTGTAAATTACTTTATTGCAACCGAAGCTAGTAAGTGAGAAAATGATTACAGTAGATAATGAAAAGTTGTGGTGTGAAAAATATCGCCCACAAAGAATCAGTGATTGTATTCTTCCTCAAAGACTAAAGGATTCCTTTCAGGGTTATGTAGATTCGGGGCACATCCCCAATCTACTCCTGACAGGAGGTCCTGGTATGGGAAAGACCACTGTAGCACGCGCAATGCTTGAAGAGTTAGACGTTGATTATCTTATGATCAATGCATCCATGTATGGTAATATTGATACTCTCCGTACAGAAATTCAAAGATTTGCCAGTGCAATGTCTATGACAGGAGGTCAAAAGTATGTTCTTCTTGATGAAGCTGATTATCTAAATCCTAACTCCACCCAGCCAGCCCTTAGAAATTTCATGGAAGAATATTCATCCACTTGTGGATTTATTCTTACAGGAAACCTGAAGAATCGAATTATTCCGGCACTTCAATCGAGAACTGCTAATATCGATTTTCGAATTAGCAAGAAAGAACTTCCTACGATTGCTAAAGAATTCTTCAAGCGATCCACAGAAATTCTAAAGAATGAGGGTATTCAGTATGATAAGCAAGTTCTTCTAGAACTTATCAAAAAGTATCATCCTGATTGGAGAAAGACTATCAATGAACTTCAACGATATAGTGTATCTGGCACTATTGATGTTGGAATCCTTTCTGACCTTACTGACGATTCCTTCAAGTCTTTGGTAAAATATCTTTCTGAAAAGAATTTCACTGAAGTTAGAAAGTGGGTCGCTGAGAATAGTGATATTGACACGGAAACTCTATATCGTAAACTATATGATCATTCGGTAGCAAAGTTGAGCCCAAGTGATGTTGCACAGGTCGTTGTCGTTCTTGGCGAATATCAGTATAAAGCTGCTTTTGTCGCTAATTCTGAAATCAACAATGTGGCTTGTCTTGTCGAAATCATGGGAAGTGTAAGTTTCAAATGACACCATTCGATTATCTAAAAGAGATAAATGAGGATAAGAAAGACCTTATTCGAGATTCTGATAATCCTGAATTAGCAGAAAAAGAATATAATGCTTATATTATCAATAAAGGACTTTCTTTATTCGCAGATACCATCATGTTTGCTAATGAAATGAATAGACTTCATTGGCTTCCAGCAATTATGCAAAATGATTTTTATCTAAATATTATCAGGAAAAGAAAGAGGTTTTCCAAATGGCATAAGCCAAAGGAAGATTATAAACTTCAACTTATCTCCGAATATTATGACTATACTATGGAGAAAGCTAGAGAAGTGGTCGATCTTTTTTCAGATGAAGATATTGTAGAAATCGAGACTCGAATGGTCAAAGGCGGTCTCAATAAAAAGAAAAAGGATATTCAAAAATGATTGATGAAAATGAAATTATGAAAAAAATGGTTTGGGTACATCTAAAGAATCCAGACGATTTTCTGAAGATTCGTGAAACACTAACCCGAATTGGTGTAGCTTCAAAGAAAGATAAGAAACTTTATCAGTCTTGTCATATTCTTCATAAGAAGGGGCAATATGCAATTGTTCACTTCAAAGAACTTTTTGCTCTCGATGGTAAACCTTCAGATTTTTATGAGAATGAGCAAGATATCGCCAGACGCAATACAATCGCAAATCTATTAGAACAGTGGGACCTTCTAACGATTGTAGATAGCTCTCAGACAGAAACTCCTATATCAAATATGAATCAAATCAAAATTATTCCATTCAAGGAAAAGAATGAATGGGAGCTGGTCCCAAAATACAATATAGGTTCTGCAAAAATCGCTTGACAAAAAACTCCTATATGCTAATGTGTCTATAGTGAGTTGTGAAAAGGCGAAAGGGAATTATCATGGCAAAATCCGTCGAAGAAGCCACTAAGATTGCTGCTCGTTGTAAGGAACTAGGTTGGACTTTTGCCGTTCGTGGCTCTATTCTCACCATTTACAAGACCATTCGACGTGACAACAAAGACGATCTTGTTCGTGCGGACATGGAATACTATAGCATTCTTAGCCTGCTAAAACGTTCTCGTCCTGGTAGTGATTGGGGAACCGATTGTGGTGGCGTAGGTGCGCTGTCTGCACTCTCTTCGGGTCTTTTCACCATGAATCGTAGCGGTGGAAATAAAAATACTTTGAAGGCTCTTGCAAAAATCGCTTGACAAAAAACTTCCATGATGTTATATTACATATAGACAGTGAGAGAGACAGAGACATGATGAAGTTTGCCAAATACGACACCAAAGCCATCGATATCAAGACCGCTTGGATGGCTACCAATGCCGAAAGTGAAGTTGATATCATTGAAAACATTAATGATGAATACGAACTTTGGATTGGCAAAAATTTCGTAGAGATGTACGAAACCTTCGATATCGCCAAGCGGAATGCTGAGGCGAAGGTTAGTTTCACTGTCAAGTGGGAGGATTGATATGGCGTTTGCTCCTTATACCAACGACCGTCGCACGATTGGAATTGACTCCAAAGTTCTGGGTCAGTTCCGAGAAAAGGAGTTTGATCATTCGTTTGAGTTTGCTGAGAATGATGGTTGGTTTGCTGATGAATATCCTCACAAGATTTTCGTTGGTAACGGCGAAACTCGTATTGGTCTTGTTAAGAAGACTGTAGCGTATGTGGTCGTAGATGAAGGCGACGATGGATCGCCGGTCGTTGAAAAGTGGTCTATCAAAAATTTTCGGGGATATGAATAATTTTGATTGACAAAAAATAAAATTCCTGGTATTATATAAACATGATGAACGAAGGAGGAGGTTGAAGTTTACTGTCTCTGATGAGTCCGTAGGGACGAAACAGATGGTTGTTCTGACTGCGATGTGCTTCACCCTTAACGAAGCCAGTTAGAACCTAAGTAAGGAACGGGAGTAGTGTTTAACCGTAATCCTTGGCCATTTGTCAGACAGCGAACGACCTTGTGGTGTAGTTGTCAGCAGTGAGATAGGTTCTGAGGTTAGATATATCCGATAGGATTGCCATGGCGGTCCGTGTAGGCATCCAAAGATAAACCACAATTGTTTTTACATAACAAAAAAAGTTGATTCATTCTTTTGTTATGATATAAACATGATGAACGAAGGAGAGAGATGATGTTGAATGTTCTGAAGATGTTGGTCGAGTTTACTGCTTTCTCTTTTTTGATGGCAGTTATTCTAATGTATATGGTAGCGTTCTCTTAATGAGTTTATTCCTGGGTAGCTCAGTGGTAGAGCTGGCGGCTGTTAACCGCCCGGTCGGGGGTTCGAATCCCTCTCCAGGAGCCAATTTGCTGGTGTAGCTCAGTTGGGTAGAG